ATTGGACGTAACGAATTTGACTATACAACTTTTATCCCTAAAGTTTTATGAAGTAACAAAGTAGGTCCATTTGGACCAGCAATGTGTTCATATTTTAGGGAAAAGAGGTCATATAGTGAAAGACAAGTTTCAATACTTAAAGATTTCTTTAAATATTTAAACGAGTCATACCCATTTTCTTCGATAAAATCCCAAATTTTATCATTAAAAGGTATTCGTAACGATAACGAAAAGCCAATTAGACGTTTATCTTTTATAGCAGATTATGAAGGTAAAACCCGAGTAATCGCTATATCAGATTTATTATCGAACTCGCTGTTAAAGCCAGTTCATGATAAACTTATGGCATGATTGATTTCAAATAAATCAGACATGACACATAAGCAACATCTAATTTCTAAAACGGTTAAAGAAAAGTACAAAAAGGGTTTTATCCCAATTAGTATCGATCTTACAGCCGCTTCTGATAGGCTTCCAGTAAAGGTGACCACATGTGTCCTCAGTAATTACTTTGCAAATCCAAAATTTGCAGAGTCATGAGAAAACATGATGGTCAACTTCCAATACAGTTTTAAAGATCGTGATAACGTACGAAAAGTCGCGGTGTATCAGAGGGGTCAACCAATGGGTCTATACAGCTCATGACCAGCAATGGCCATGACTAACCATGTTCTAGTTAGGTTAGCTGCAAGACGTGTTGGATACCATAAGTTCGATAACTATATGATAATCGGAGATGACTTAGTCATTTACGATATTAATGTAGCTATGGCTTATATTGGTATCATAGAATCTTTTGATATGAAAATCAAAATTGAAGACTCTATTTGACCACACAAGTGTAAGCCTTTAGAAATTGCCAAAAGGCTCTTTCTTAATGGTTTAGAACTCACACCCTTACCAGTTAACTTATATAAAACAAACAAAAGTTTGTATTATTGGTGTAATCTGGAAAGGTCTTTGGTACATTCTCATCTTCATCCTGGGGTATCACCACGCCCCTTGTCCGCCGCACTTATGATGCATTACTTTATGAATGAAAATTCATGAGGTAATGAAATACAACTTGTTGCATTAACATCATACGTTTTGCCATGTCAGGCGCGTCTAGAAGACGGTAACCTGATTTGTCCTTTTCCAAATG